CTACTGTATCACCATCTACAACTCTATCGACTGAAGAAACAAAGTAAGTATACATTAATTTTCAACTTCTTTTGATCCACAAACACGTTCATACACCATGTCATCCACGTAAGCTTCTGCCCATCTGTTTTCAGTGAAGGTACAAAATACCCACAGATCATTCACATCTGCGTTAAGCAGCTCAATGACATCTTGCTGTGCAGATACTGTTCCTTCAAGATGTTCGATGTCGTGAACCATACCAGAGATGTACCATACTAACGCCACTAACTGCACAGCCATAGCGAAGACTAAAGCTACAGGTATTTTTAAATCACTCATTTTTTGCTATCCGTTTTCTTTAGCTTATCAAATGAACGCATCCCTCCGATTCCTAACATTCCAAGCAACAAAGGCATCATTACTGACATATCTGCTTGTGGTATCTCAAAACCAAAACCTAACGCAATTGGGGCGATCATGTAATTTATACCAAGCGATATACCTGCGATCCATCCAATAAGGGGTCGCCACGATGCTTGAAACCAGTTGCCTTGAGCGTCAGCTTGCAAGATCTTCAGTTGCTGCATCACAATTGCTTGATGGTTTTTTTCAGCCATCGTTGCTATTTCGTGAGCTAATTTAGCTTTTTGATCTTTGTCCTCGATTACCTTGTCAAGAATATTGCTTACTGGATCAACCAGTTTTCCTAATAAATCTATCATGATTGACCACCCCTCTCACTCTTTGCTTCTTTACCCATCCATATACCAAAGCAACCAGTAAGTGCGCCCATACAAACAGACACAAGACCGCTTTGTGCAACGGAGGGATCGGGTAAACTCATAAACCAGTGCACTGCTTGATAAGTTAAAATGGTAACAACCAACATCATTAACCTTGGAAAGACCTTATAATCATCGATTATTGTTGCGGGCATTACTGACCTCCAAATCCACCAAATCTTTGAGCTAATAAAGCAGCAAGACCTTGCGGTGGCATGAACTGTTGACCTGTTGCAGGGCCACCCTTGCCACCGCCACGCATAACCATATCCATACCTTGTTGATATTCTTGTTGTGGTGAAGGCATAGTCGGGACTCTTGGAATACCAAGTTGTGGTAGGCCAATTTGTGGTGGGCCAATCTGTGGTGGGTTAGCCATCCCCTCTGCCATGCTGTTAATCTGCTGTCGTTCTGCTACGCTCATCATCTCCATAGGACGAGGAGCAAGACGTTGTGCGCCACCAAGAACGTCATAGTTCTGAGCCGCATATTGAAATGCGGGACTCATATTAGGATTAAACTGATTTCTAGCAGCAGCCATATAATAAGGAACTTGACCTGCCCCCTGTTGAGACTCAAAGATCTGCAATGCTGCTCTACGCATCTCAGGCGTTACTTCTCGACTACGTGGTATAGACGGAAGCCCTGCCTCTGGTGGAGTAGGTGTAGCTATGGGTGTTATTTGAGGATTTTGTTTAGCTGCTTCTCGCTCTGCTCTTAGCCTTCTTTTCTTACGCCTCTTTTTTCTTCTGCTTTCGGGAGTGCCAATAAATCTATCCCTGGCTGCTTTTGCCCCTGCGGTGGGTGGGCCACTTAAATTTAATTTGCTTATAAGAGACTTTATACCACTCGCAAGACCTGATTGATTTTTGTTGCTTGCTTTTTTCTTTTTAAATTTTGATGGTGCGTTAACGCCACCTTTCATATCAGCAAAAGATTTAGGTTTATAAGTGGGTTTTGGTTTGGGTTTTACTGTTTTTGCCCCCGCACCTTTCCTGTCAAAAAAAGATTTAACCATTACAAAGTACCTCCACCTGCTGCTTGCGGCATTGTAACAGTGATAGTTGTGTGCCGTTTAGTTTCTCCTGTCCAAGACTTTCCACAGTCTGGACAATTACCATCTGGGTATGTGGCGACTTCTTCTGGTGTGTCTACTAAGTTATCACAATGATGGCATTGTAATGTATCAACGGAGCTTGAGGGCTTCCACTTGCCACCATCAGGCATTACTATAATTGTTTCATCGCTCATACTACTATCCTTAATTCACCTGTTGAAGTTTTATACACATCATTTACCTCTAAACCACCACTAACAGCGGCTGCATTATCTGCATGTACTGGCAAGTTTAGCAGATTTAAAGTATTAAATACAGCAGTTCCTGGGTTTTGTGTTTGTTGTATGTATACAGAGAAAGCACGAACCACTTCTGCAAAGTATCTTGGATCATACCCTTGTGGGGGTGAGGGGAAGTACGGAGCAGGGATTCCTCTAGTAGACATTATCTTCTTCCATCTTGTCTTATATCTAGTCTTGGCGATCCAAGCCGCCAAGTCATACCTGTCTCTGTTGATGCCACACGAAGTGCCATTGATCTACCTCTTAATCTTACAAAGGTTTGATTAGTAAACTGCTCTACAGGAACGGATGCGGTTTTTGAAATTGTTTCGTCATCTGTCTCAAGGTAATTACCCCCAGGAAAGTTTCTGGCTTTCATCGTAAAAGTTACACTTGGCGTAGACGTTGATGAGTTTCTAAAAGTTACGTCTGGTATTAGCTTGCTAACAAAAGAAAAGTTATTACCATCGCCAATATCAAACTGACTGGACTCAATGTGTGCAGATATAGCAGAAGCAGGGGCCGTGCTCCCATCATCAAAACCATTCTCATGGAAATACAAATATCCATCTAAGCCTGCTGCTATAGGAAACTCTTGAATGCCTCTATCTAGCCAAGCCCCTCTAGCTAAATTACCATAATACCAAATGTTTTGAAGGTAATTATAAATAACATAACGATCTATTGTAGTGCTGTCTGCCGAAGGATAAAACCACCAGATTTCAGAGAACGATGTGTTTGAAGAGGCAAATATCTTTTCAGATTGATTCTCATTAAAATCACTAAAAACAAAATCCTTAACTGTGCAAGGTAGCTTTTGCACTTGACCAGTATATGCATAGAACTCATTTTTACCCATCCAATAAACATTATCTTCAACAGCTATTGCTGAATTTGGACTTGCTATAGTTACATTTTCTGAAATCATGTTTATCCCGAAAGTAAACGGTGGCCCAAGAAACTGTAGAGAATGAACGGAAGCGTCTGTAAAAACTAGTGTTTGTTGTCTTGTTTCTATAGCAGTTACGATTCTAGAGCCTGAACCAACAATTAGATCTCCTGCGGTGTTGGTTGTTGTAGGAGTCCAATCTGCTGCATTCTCTTGATCGGAAAAACGTATCAGTAACGGGTCTTGCGTAGAACTGCCCAGTGGATTGCATCCGAAAGCAATAACATGCCTGTCTACATCTGATACTATAATCTTAGACGCAACTGTAGGCGGGTTACTAGCGCCTGTTAAAGAATTTAAAGCAATGGCTCTTGTAGATAGAGGATTTGAGCCAGAGGCATCCCAATAAAATATTCCTCCATTATGAACATTTATAATTAAGTCTTCACCAAAATTATCATGAGTCCACAAACGTAACGTATCAGTTAGTAAATTAACATCTGCCGCCGAACCCCACGTTCCTCGAGACCAACTTCCTACTCCCCAACCATTACCGTATACAGTGGATTCCAAACCATTATTTATTTGATAATCACCCGTAACATTGTCTCCTCCGTTTCCAGAGTCTGAGGAGTTTGCTGAAACAGTGGTGGGGGTATAAACTCCATCAACAGTAATATCAGCAACTATCGCTACTTGCCTTGCAATAATTTTATAAGAGTCATCATTCACTACTTCATTAATTTGATATTCTTGATTTAGTATTGCCGCCGTAATATTCCCACCAAGAGAAACTGCATTTGAAAATGTTACAAAATCTTTTGCTACTGCACCATGATTTGCGTGTGTTACAGTAATCTCATTTGAGCCATTTGTTGCAGAAAAAGTAATTACAGCTACAAGTGTTCCAATCGATACTACAGGTATTGATACTTCTCCTGTGGCAGATACCCCTTCTGCTGTAACTGTTACGTCTATGTTTCCACCAATAGTTACCTCTCCAACCTGACCTGTTGCGAAAAATGTTTCATTCTGTTCAACAAATCCATCAGGAACGATAACCATTACATCATCATTTGTTTGTATGCCTACTC